TCCTTGAGATCATCCAAGATGCCAATTGACGGCAAATCGGGCAGAATGCTTTCTGCGAATGATCTGAGCGCGTCATTGATGCCCAATTTGTCGAGCACCCACTCGAAGGCCGCCTCCAGTGGCTTCAAAATCCACCCGAAGATGGAGCCCAATGCATCAATGACCGGCCCTGCCTTGTCTACAGCTGGCTGAATATAATCCGTAACACTGCCAATTGCGTCCGTTAGCGATTTGACCCAACCGATAACCGTTGTCAGTGCCTCAAGCGGCTTCGAGTCAAAATCGTCTGTTAGATCGCTCAGACCCTCTGCAATATTGTCCAGGAACTCTTTGGCATCTGTGAGATCGCCATTCTGCCCGATCCGACCGTTATTTTCTGCTGCAGCCTTCGCAATCTGAAGTTTCAGAGCGTCCTGAAGGCCGTCGTCGTCGTCTTCTTCGAGGAACGGTAGATCTAATGAGAACTGGCTTTCTGCACGAGCCAAATCCTGATCTGCGGAAGCAAATTTTTGAGAGTAGACGTCCGCCGTTATGGCCGCAACTTCAGAAGCCTTGATCACCTTGTCGAGCGCATCGTCAGCTTTTCTGAGGAACTTATTGAATCTGCCCATTGTGGGCTTAAGCTCTTCGATTTTTTCTTCGAGGGATTCTATCCTGTCCTCGAGTGTTTTTGTGATTCCTTTGATGGTCTCTGCGGCGGACTTTGTGGGGCCGAGCTTGCCAAGAATTTTCGATGCAACCTTGAGAACTGTGACCTCTTTCTTCAGCTTGTCGACTTGGTTTTCGAGCCTCGTCACTTGATCGGTGATCTTGAGGACCTTTTCCACGGCCTCTTGTACATCTGACGATACACCTTGGGTCGTGTACATCACGCTGGCGAAGTCACGCAGCCTTACTGCAAGCGATTCCCGAAGCGTCGGATCATCATTCGGCTGGTCGCCGTCTGGCGTTTCGTTTTCCATGCTTTTCGTCCCCCAGTGCTGCAGCTGCCATTTTCAGGGGCGAATTGGCACATAGGAAACCTTACGGCTGATGTGACAATGCGACCAAGGGAGCATCAAACAAACAGCATACTCGTAAAAAATCGATGCGAAGCAGACCACGTAACCCTAAACAAATAAAAAAACATTTGAATTGCAAGTTTATTTTGAAATCTACACATGTGACTGATAGTGCTGTCATATTGAGGCTTCTCATATGGTAGTGTCAGACCAATTCGAACTCGTCTCTACTAGGCCAGTGACGCTGCCCTTTATGCCGAGCAAAGACCACGCCACTCGGCAAGAGCGGCGGTACGATTCTGCTTGAAATGGTCTCTTTGGGAAAGGCCGTGCTCCTGATTGAAGTGATTGAAAACGGTTGCATGGACGGAAACGAATCTCTGCAAACTTCGCATACGACGAAAACGGTGCATGGCTCGTTCTCGCCTTCGAAAAGGCAGATGAGAAGGTGCTGTCAGACGAATGCGAACCGGTCTCTGGTGGGACAGTGAGGCTGACCTTTAGGCCGCGCCAAGTGATCAGCCCCACCTGAGTGGTCCAATTTGATTGTTAGTGCATGATCGGCCTTTGGTCCATCTGGACGATGGTTTCCGGGGCCGGAGGGCGATAGCCCAGAGCACTATGTGGGCGCTTCGTGTTGTAGTGTTTCCTCCATTCCTCAATCAGGATTTGTGCTTCTCGCAGGCTGTAGAAGATCTCACCGTTCAAGAACTCGTCGCGGAACCTGGCGTTGAAGCTTTCGCAATATCCGTTTTCCCAAGGTGAACCTGGTTCGATGTACGCGGTCTTCGCGCCAACCGCTTTGATCCAGTCCTGCACGGCCTGCGCAATGAACTCCGGGCCGTTGTCAGACCGAATGAACGATGGAATGCCGCGTAGGATGAACAGGTCACTCAGCGCATCGATGACGTTGCCTGAATTCAGTTTTCTATCGACGCGGATCGCCAAACATTCTCGACTGTATTCGTCGATGATGTTGAGCGTGCGGAATGCATTCCCATCGTCGGTCCGGCAATGCACGAAGTCATATGACCAGACGTGATTGCGCCGCGCCGGCCGAAGTCGGGCACATGATCCGTCATTCAGCCAAAGCCGCCCTTTCTTTGGTTGTTTCATTGGCACTTTCAGCCCCTCCCGTCGCCACAGGCGCTCGACACGCTTGTCGATTACATGCCAGCCAGCGTCTCTCAGCAACGCAGCGATCCGACGATAGCCATATCGGCCATACTGACGGGTCAGCTCGATCATATCCGCGACCAGGCGTTCTTCATCAGCGCGTCCCACGGGGACTTTGCGTTGCGTGGATCGGTGCTGCCTCAGAACGCGGCAAGCGCGGCGTTCCGAGACCTTAAGCTCCATACGAACACGGTCAATGCAGGCGCGACGACGAGCGGGGCTTAGAAGTTTCCCTTAGCAGCTTCCGCCAGGATCAGCTTATCTAGCGTCAGATCAGAAACGGCTTTGCGCAACCGCTCGTTCTCTTTCTGTAGCCGCCTCAGTTCCTTCAATTGGTCTGTGCCCATTCCGCCGTACTTCTTCTTCCAGCGATAGAACGTTTGTTCAGTCACACCGATCTGTCGAATAGCGTCCAGACGCGGCATTCCTTGCCCCGTCAGAACCTCAACCTGCCGCAGCTTCGTGACAATCTCTTCCGGCTTTGGTCGCTTGTTGGCCATGTGTTTCCTCCGTTTTCCTAAACATAGTGGAGGACCACTTCAGTGGGGGGAAACCAGGCGGAACGGGATTCGAGACCCCGGTCCGCCCGTCATCGGTCATCCCTTATACCGTGAGCAATGCCTGAGTTCGCCCAGTTGACGATCCAACGCGAACAGCGCTTGAGACATGCTGTCGGCTTGGTCGTCGTACTTACCGTTCGGGAACGCGACAACCTCGGATAGAAAAACCGCCTTCCAGGGCGCGCTTTGGGGGAGTCGGACCTCGCACCGTTCAATCTTCGGCGATTGCAGGGCCATGCGTTCTACCTTGCCCAACTTGGGCTTATGGGGACGGATACCGATTGGATCTTGCTCGCGTAGATGGTCATAGACACCCCGCCCTGCCCCGACGGCTTCAACGATGAGGAGGTTTGGCTTCCAGAGATGTCGCAGCCTAGCTGCTTCACGCAGAAGGTCGGGTTGCAGTTGTTGGGTGCGGTGTACGTCCAGAAGGTCGATATGGTTGCCGATCAGGCCCCAAGTCGTGCAGACCGAGTGGTCGTTGGACTCGCCTGGGACAGAGGCAGTATCCCAGCTTTGGATAATGCCCTCGTAGTCGGATCTGCGCAGGTTAGGCGGAATGGTCCCGAACCACTCCGCCCGGATGATGTTGCCACCCGCCGGAGTCGGATTCTGCTGATACTGTGCCTCAAAGGCCCGATGGCCCATGCTGCGCTGGTACTGGTCCAGCTCGTCTTTTCCCATGTGTTCAGGCAGAAGGATATTGCCGGGCGCACGCGGCCAGACCATCGTGTCGGATAGGTCAATCTTCCGCTCACGGGTCTCGATTGCGGGCAGAACCAAGAAATCCCAGTCTCCAGTTGCGATAAGCCGTCCAGGGAGATCACCTTCATGCAGGCGTTGCGCAACCACGATGATTGCCCCTTCCTTGGGAGAATTGAGGCGTGTAGCCGCGGTCGAATTGAACCATTCCCAGTTTGCTTCGCGCCTTGTCTCCGAGGAGACCTCGTCAGCCTTCATCGGATCATCGATGATCAGAATGTCGCCACCTTTGCCGGTCAGGGCCCCTCCGATGGATGTGGTCAAGCGCAACCCTCCCTTGGTCGTCAGGAGTTCTTCAACGGACGCCTTCGCTGGGTCGATCAACAACTCCGGGAACACCGCGCGATACCAATCCGTCTGCAGAAGGTGGCGGCTCTGGCGGCTGAACGTTTCCGCAAGGCTGGCCCCATAGCTAATCGTTACGAACTTCTTCATCGGGTCCCGCCCCATTGCCCAGGCCGGAAACACGACGCTGACGCAATGCGATTTGAGATGCCGTGGCGGCATCAGGATCAACAGCCTGCGTACCTCGCCGCGGAAAACGCGCTCCAACTGATAGCAAATGGCACGGATGTGGTGGCCATAATAAAACTCCCTGCCCGGGTTCAGTTCGTAGAATGAGCGCTCCACGAAGGAGCACAAATTGTTACAGTAAAGCGCGGTGAGAAGGTCAGAAGGCGTCATCATCGTCATCTTGGTCTTCCTCGGTTTGATTTGTGTTTTCGGACTCTGCCGCCAATTCGGCCTCCGCCTGCTCCATGATGCCGACCCAGTCGGCGCGGTGCTTGAGCACTTTGATGTCGTCTGGCGTGACTTTCAGGGCAGGCGCTTGAGCGACCTGGCCTTCATCTGAGCTCAGGTTTTCAGTAACAAACTTGACCGCGGTCATGTCTCCCTTCATCGCCTTCATCAACACCGCCACCAACATCGCCTCGTCCTGTGTCATCGACACTTGCGTGCCGTTCTCGATGACGACGATCTCTTTTGAGGCCAGCCTCTTGAGCTTGGCTTCGATAGAGGCCGCTTTCTTTGGTTTGCCGGATGGATTACCAGATTGCCCTTTCTTCCACTGGGTATTCTTTGGCGGGTTCTTGTAACCTGGGCCCTGACTGCCAGTCGGTTTGGTACTCTTCGCCATCAGAAGTCCTCCCCAACTTTGGGGTCGCCTTGGCGCACACGGGCAGCAACACTGTCGAAAGTTTCACCAGTTTCGGCGTGGACCGCCTTGCCGCCTGTCATCTCCTGCCATCGCCGGATCGCGAGATCGACATAGGCCGGCTCGATCTCCACGCCGACGCAGCGCCGACGCGTGCGCTCCGCCGCGAGCAATGTCGTGCCGGAACCGAGGAAGGGATCGAGAACAAGATCACCGGTCTCAGTGACGTCGAGGAGCGCATCCATGACCATGCGGATTGGTTTGACGGTTGGATGCACGCTGAAGTCATCATCCGCGTCGGTCCGTCCGCCGGTTGCACCGGAATAGGACCAGACATTTGAGCGGTTTCGGCCATATTTGCCGAGCTGCACGTTGTTTTGGTGCCCGGCCCCCGATCTGCGCGCCACGAAGACAAACTCGTGCTGACTCCGGTAGAGGCTGCCCATGCCGGGTTGGGCCTTCACCCAGACACAGATGTTGAGCAACTCGAGGCCCAGTGTCTCCAGCGCCTCGGTCATTTCACCGACATGCCGCCAATCCATACAGGCAAAAAGCACGCCACCGGGTTTGAGAACGATAGCTGCGTTGACCAACGTTTCGGTTAGAAATACAATGAAATCATTGCGGAGCATCTCGCCAGAGGCCTCGGCGAACTCGGCAAAGCCTGCGCCTGCTCCTCTCACATTCCCATTGATCCGGACGTTGTACGGAGGATCGGTGAACATCGCATCGACCTGCGCGCCCTTCAGCAGCGCCGCAATAACATCGGTATCCCGGGCGTTTCCACAAAGGATGATATGATCACCCAAGAGCCAGACATCGCCGGGTCGGGTCACGACCGTGCCCTCTTTTTCGGAGATTTGTGCGGAGGTGTCGTCGGCTGGATCAGACTCGGTGCCTTGCGCAGGAGCAAACTGAATGGCCTCGATCGCAGGCAACGAGAAGCCCGGGATTTCGATAGTTCCCCCGATTTCGATGATCTCGCTGATCTCAAGCCTAAGCGCATCATCATCCCAGGCACCGGTCTCCTGGAGCTTGTTCAAGGAAAGCGTCAGTCGGCGGATTTCGACATCGGGGAGATCATCGACCAGAATGCAGGGCACCTGGTCCGCGCCGAGTCGCTGAGCGGCCGCGAGCCGCATATGCCCATCGATGACCTCGTAGCGCTCACCCCCAGGTTTGCTGCGCACCAGAATCGGGATGCGGAAGCCGAAGCGTTCAATAGCCCGGATAACACCCTCTTCCTGGCTGTTCAGCGCGCGCCGGACCCGGCGTGGGGCCGCGTCGATGAGATTGACCGCGAGCCAGAGAAACGCCAGTTCGCGGAACAGGTCGTTCTGGCCGTGAAGTGTTGTCCTGTCGGCAGCGATCTTGCCAGACTCTGGCGTGGTCGACGGCGTTTCGCAGCCTGGCTGCGGCTCAACCGTAATGTCTTTTTGGGATTTGTGATCAGATAGCTTGCTCATGTCTCGCATCCTTCGGGTTGACCTTGGGATGCGAGAATGAAGCTGGAAACAGTCGAAGCAGCAGAGACAACCAGACGATTCATTCTGCACCCAAAGTGGGTTGCATGATCGTTGGTCGAGGCCTCCTGCCGCGACGGAATATGGAAATGTTTACCACGTTTTCCGCAGCGTTCAAGATATTTTTTCTATGGTTGACAAACGCTTAGATGGGGGACAGCTCCACGCAACAGAGGACTGGACTTCCACTGCGAACAGAGCGTCATTGGTGCCACGCCCGGTTCGCAGTCCGGGCGCTCTTCGGTAGGACCGGCATGTTGCCAGGCCCGACACAGCTGAGGAGACCATTATGACCAAATCCACCGACATCCCGCCGCGCGAGACCAAATCCGCTCTCTTGCGCAAGCTTCTGTCGCGCAAATCCGGCGCGAACATCACCGCTTTGCAAGAGGCGACCGGCTGGCAAGCCCATTCCGTGCGCGCTGCGCTCAGCACCCTGCGCAAGGCCGGCTATGCGATCGACAGGATGCCCGCGAAGAAGCCAGGGGCTTTGCCTGTCTACCGGATCACCGCCACCCCGGAAGCCGCATGAAACTTCCAACCGTCGCAGAGATCGAGACCATGGACCGGGCGGCGCTGATCGCCGCCTGGGACCATCTCTTTGGAACGCCCGTACCAAAAAACCTGAGCCGACCCTTCCTGCGGCGCTTCATCGCCTTTGAGGCCCAGTCCCGCCAACGCGGTGGGCTGCCCCGCGGTTTTGTGGCGGATCTCCAAAAGCGCGCAGCGGGCGCGCAGGCAAACACACCAAAACTCAAACCCGGCGGCCGCCTCCTGCGGGAATGGAACGGAAAGACGCACACCGTTGAAATCGTGGAGATCGGGTACCGATGGAACCACGAGGTCTATCCCTCCCTTTCGGCTGTCGCCCGCGCGATCACTGGTGCGCGTTGGTCCGGGCCCCGCTTCTTCGGTTTAAAGGAGAAGGGTTGATGGCCCCCCAGAAGAAGACCCGCTGCGCGATCTACACGCGTAAGTCCTCCGAGGAAGGACTGGACCAGGGCTTTAACTCGCTCGACGCCCAGCGGGAAGCCTGCGCCGCCTACATCGCCAGCCAGAAACAGGAAGGTTGGGTTTTGGTTCCGGGCCACTACGATGATGGTGGTGTTTCCGGCGGAACGCTCGACCGACCGGCACTTCAACACCTGCTATGCGAGATCGAGGCCGGTCGCATTGGCATGGTTGTGGTCTACAAGATCGACCGCCTCACCCGGTCGCTGACTGACTTCGCCAAGCTCGTTGAACGCCTTGATGCGGCGGGCTGCTCTTTCGTCTCCGTCACCCAAGCCTTCAACACCGCCTCTTCCATGGGACGGCTCACCCTCAACGTGCTGCTGTCTTTCGCCCAGTTCGAGCGGGAGGTCACCGCCGAACGCATCCGCGACAAAATCGCGGCTTCCAAGAAGCAAGGTCTCTGGATGGGTGGCCTGCCGCCCTTGGGGTATGACCCCCACCCCGATCCAAACACCCGAGAGCTTGTCATCAACCCGGCCGAGGCCGAAACCGTCCGTGCGCTCTTTCAACTCTACGACGACCATGAGTCCCTTCGAACCGCGACCGAAGAGGCGGGCCGTTTGGGGTTGCGCTCAAAGCTTCGCAGCTTCACCTCCGGACGCATGCAAGGTGGTGGCCCGCTGTCTCGGGGCCAGATCCATCACATCCTTATGAATCCGGTCTATCTCGGGAAAATCCGACACAAGGATCACCTTTGGCCCGGGCGACATCCTGCCATTGTCGACGATGCGCTCTGGGCCCGCGTCCAGCAGAAGCTGCAAAAAACCGCCATGCGCCGACGCGGGGCGGCCGCAGGATCAACGCCGGTCCCGCTCACCGGCAAACTGCGGGACGAGACCGACGACCGACTGACCCCAACCCACAGTGTCAAATCCGGGCGACGTCATCACTACTATATCTCCAATCGCCTGGTCTCAGGCGGGACTGACCCCACCGGCTGGCGGCTTCCGGGGCCACGATTGGAAGCGGCGATCTGTGCCCTCATCGCCGACCATCTTGAGCGTGCGGCCCATGATCATCATGTGTTGGCGCAGCCAGATCTCCGGGCGGGCCGCGAATTGCTCACCGTCGCACGCCCGCTGGTGCAAGCTCTGCGCCGGAAAGATGCCGCGATAATCTGCGCGCTGATCGTCAGGGGCACGATCGCCCCGCAGATGATCCAGCTGACGCTTGATCGTGAGCACCTCGCCAGCCAACTCGGCGTTGCCACAGACGAGATGGCACCCGATCTCCACCAACTTTCCGCGCCAGTTGCCCTGCGCCGCCGCGGCGTCGAGGCGAGGCTCGTTCTTGGCACCCCTGAACCGACCCCTGATCCCGTTCTACTCCGGACGCTTCTTGATGCCCATCGCTGGGTCGCCGATCTGCGCGACGGCGTTTCCCTCGCCACCATTGCCCGCAACGCCGGACATCACGATCCCTACATCAGGACGCGCGGGCAACTCACGTTTCTCTCGCCAAAAATCCAGGCGGCGATCCGAGACGGTACCTTGCCGTCAAACGTTACTCTCAAGCGCATCCTCGCTGCACCCGTGCCTCTGGATTGGGATCAGCAGGAGAAGGTGTACGGGGTCTGAGGACTTTCTCGTTCATCAGGTGAAGGACACTCACATCCACATCACTGCGTGATCGCAGAATTCCCTGCAAATTCCCTGCTGCGCGGTGCAGGGAATTGCCGTTCAGACCATTGAAACAACTGGGAATTTAGCGCTGATCAGTATTTGCAGGCACGCATATCAGAAAAATTCCCTGCAAATTCCCTGCTAGCAGGGAAATCCACGGCCAAAACCGACACCCATGATGCTGGCCACAGAGACACAACGCCCAAACTCCGCCACACGCGTCTCTGAAAGGCGTCTCTGCACTGCTCGTCGACGCGTAAGGCACGGAAATCCCCGGAGAAATTCCGAGACAATTCCGTTCAATATCAATGTGTTATGTGGGTGGCGGAGGCTCAGGGAATCCAACCTTTTCACTTAAGTGCCTGTTTTATATAGAAAGAAGGCTCGCACGGGGTCGCACTGTGCAGCATTTCCTTGGGAATCCGTACAGCTTTTAGAATTTGACATCCAAATCGAACTCTGATGGGGGCACTTCTTCCCCGGAGAGTGATTCTGCGGCTGGTTGCGGTGCCTTTTACTTGTCGTAAGTGGGAATCGAATGTTTCATTTGGCTACATCTCGGTGCATTTGGTAACGCCTTGGACCGCAGCGCTGGGCACCTCGCCCCTGCCCCGCCGCGCAAGAAAAAAACGCCGCGACGGTTGAAGGTCGCAGCGGCTTATGAGCTTTAGCGGGGAAGGACGCCCCTGCCTTGTTATATGGGGTCAAATCATGTGTTTACTAGGGGGCGGCCCACGCCAAATAGGCTCGCGCATCCTCAACATGACGACCATCAGGCGCGATGAACAGATCAAGGTCAGGATAACGTGCAAGCTGGCGCTCTACGGCGTCCAGAGCGGACATGCCTGTGGGATCGTTCGCGTCGATCAAGACGGGCGCAGCGTCACCGGGACCGCCATATCGCACAATGCCCAAAGGCAGGGCGCTCTCATCCGTATCCCGCACATATGCTGACAACACGAAATACTGGAAATGCTCATCGCATTCCATCAATGCGGCGGCTGCAAACCCACCGGCGTAAAACTCAGATGTTGATCGCTCGTCGGGGCGCGTCCTCAGCACCGGGGCCACCTTGGTCGCGAGCCAAAAATGAGTCTCGGGGACTTGAGCAAGCGCCTCGCCCATCTCCAAAACCTCCCCCTCGCGCAGCAGCCTTTTGATTGTGAACATGATTTTATGCTGCAGCAGATCCTCAGTTTGCGTCTGTGGTCCGTCTGCATAGAGATCGACAGGGCGCGGAACCAGCGCGAAACGGTCCGCGTCAGGCCGAGACATATTGTTGACTTGCGCGATGCCATTATCGAGGCCGCTGCGCCGGGACATCAGGTCGAGGATTTGGGCGCCGCTCATGCTACCACCTCGCGCGCGCCTGAGTCGGCGTCCATGGGTGTATCTGTGCCATTTTCGAGGGGGCTGCTGTGTTCTGCTGACACGTTCGCAGCATCGGCGAGCACCAACGCGGCGCCATTGGCCTTGAGCGCGGCGTTTTCGGCAATCAGAGCGGCGAGTGTTGTGGCGACATCACCGCTGGGATCGCCGGGCAGGTCCGCCTTTGGGGCCTTGGGCGCGGTTGCCAAGATCGCGATGGCGGTGTCCGGTGCCATATCCGTTTCGAACGCGAGATGCTGCGCCTGATCGATCCGGCCCTCGGCCTCGGGTGCTGAGATGATCGCGCGGATGCGGGCGCGCTCTGCGGTCACGGGGTTGGTGGTGGCGGGTGTCTTGGTGGTTGTCTTGGTGGTTGTCTTGGTCATTTGCTTGTACCTATTCATGGTTTTGCTCGATTGTTTGGGCTGGCGTGACTGGGCTGAGGGTCAGGAAAAGATCACCGCCCTGCCCCACGAGCTCTGCGCGGATGTGGTCAAGGGCGCTGACGCCGTCGCCCGCATGGCGCGTGACAAGCACCGTGGGCAGGTCATCGTCTCGACCGCCGTGTCGCAAGATGCCCAAAGGCCATGACCATTCGGGATTCTCACGGCGCTGGGCGGTTAAGACGCTGTATTCGCTCAACCAATCCGCGTCCGCTATCTGGGCAGGCGTGCCGTCAGGGTTGAGGTCCGCGGGGGCAACGCGGTTGTGATCCGCGAGTTCCCCCCAAGCTGATTGCGGTGTCCGGGTCTGCTCCATTTCAAGGAGTCGCGTGTTGGCAAACCACTCAGCTGGGCCTGTGCCAGTCAGCTTTGCCCGTTCATATGCCAGATCGTATCTGGCGCGGCGTTTGGCGCCTTCGCGGGGCGGGGCGTCGGGTAAGGTGTTGGCTTTACTGGTCATTCTCGCTGCCTCCCTGCCCGTCGCTGCTGTTGTTGCCTTCGGGGTCGTCGGCGTCATCAGGGTCGGGATCGTCATTCGGATCAGTGGGCTCGCTTTGCGCGGCCTTGGCTGCTTGCGCCTTCGCCTCAAGTTCGAACAGGTCGAGCGACTCCATCATCCGCAGTTCTTTTGCCCGTTGGGTCAAAACATCCTGCCAATCACGTCCCTGCGCAGCGCATTCGTCAGCCAAGGTGCTGATGCCCGCGTCGAGCCGCTTTTGCGCAGCTGTCGCCGCCTTTGCTGGGTCGACTTCGACCTGCGGTGGGCCCGCCCACTTTGCCCGGAGAATTTGGGCGCGGCTTTGGGCGTAGGTCGTGCCGTTTGGCAGCAGCGTGGGATGCTGAATGAAATGCTCCTGCGCGAACAAATCAAGAACCCACGAGCAAAATGGCTCAAGCGTCCGGGCACGGCGTCCCTCATGACCGCGCTGGCCTTCGATGGCGCTCATCCGGGACGAGCTGAAGGATGTTTTGCTGTAATCGCCTGTGTAATTTTCGAGGCTCATGCCCAAGCCACGGGCGCATTCGGTGCGCATTTCTTTGAGAAATTCAGCGGTGTCGGGGTTCGCGGAGAGCGCTTGCTTAAGGTCAAGATCCTCGTCGGGAAGTAGATGGACGGCCTTTGCGCCCTTCACGACGATCCGATTGCTGCGATAGTATTCCGCCCGGCTTGCGACGAATTTTTGGATCATTTCGAGGCCGTCCGCGTCCGCACCCGCACCCTCGGCGCCGATGACCTGCATAATCTGCTCATAGTCCGCGTTGCTTTTGACAACAACTGCAAAAACACTTTGCAGAACAGCGGCTTGCAAGGTGGCATCGCTCAGCTTATCCAGCATTTTGCTCGCCCGGATGATCGGCGCAGCGAGAGCGACTCCGCGGGATTGCTCGGCGCGGAGCGGGTCATAGGTGTGGAACACAATACGCCGGCCGCCCGTGCCCGTGGCGGGGATGCGATCCCATGTCAGCTTGTTATTGATCCGAGGGTTACGAGACACATGCCCACGCGGATGGCGGTCGCTGATCCAGTAGGCCACAGGCACGCCGTCGCGGTTGTATTCGATGCCGCCCCGGATGTCCTTACTGCCCAGATCGCGGCGATCCTTGGGGTCGGACAGTCGCGCGGGATCAATGATCCGAATGCGTGATTGTTTTGAACTCGTCGTGCGCCGCGCCTCAAAGACAGCCAAGATCTCGCCATGCGTCATCAAGCTGCGATAGGCCTGTGCCTGCAGGGCCGACCAGTTGTGGCGTCCTGTGATATCGACGTTGTTGGCAACGTCTTGCGTCCAATCACGCCAAGCGGTTTCGATAGCATCGCCAAGTGCTGCGTTATCTTCGGGGGTATCGAAGATGGTGGGAGTCAGGGTCAGTTTGAGGCCGGTGCCAACAGCGTGGTTCACATGGTGTTGCTCCGCGCCGGCTGCAAATCCGTCGTTTTGGGTCAGGTCGATTGTGCGGGCGTCGAGGATGTCTTTGCTCGGGATCAGATCGCGATCGGCGCTTTGGGAAATCGTCGCCCAGTCAGCACAGAGATCATTAGCAGCGGATGTGGACGGCTCGCGGCCAGCATCAAATCCCATGGTCATGTCAGGCGCGCTCAGGTCGATCGTCGCGGCGCTGGGCGTTGAGGTGGGCTGCAGGGCGGCGTCCTCAAGCGTGGCGTCTGCGGCGGTGTCTGCGTCGGCGGCGTTGGCGGGGCGGAATGGGGCGGCCATGCGGTCAAGAAGGCTCATGCTGCTGGCCCCGCGACCTTAGCGCCACGGTCACGCAGGGCGTCTGAAAACGGTGCGATGTCAGGCACCGAAAACGCTCGAACAACAGCCTCCTCGATGACGATATTGCGAGGCATCTGCACCTCTTTGGCGATTCGATCGAGGGCGTTAATGATCTCTGGATCAAGTGTAATGCCGCACGGTGCGCGGCTGGTCTGTGCTGGTTTACGTCCCATATTTGGTCCTTTTCTGCTCAATTC